GTAGGGTCGTATAATACAGATCAAGCAAGCAGGACTGAACTGGTCCTTATGAACTATGAAGTGTGAAGTCAAACTCTACGTCGCTGGTCAGGTCTTTACTGAGACTGTGATTGCTCGCAACTACGAAGAAGCACGTCAAGTTGCACTTGCCCGCAACCCAAATGCTAAAGTCATGGGGGTTACTGCTGTATTTAAATAATGAATGAACCAAAGAATTATAAAACATCTGAAAAAGCAGTCAACACAAATTACAAACTAACAGACTGGTTGTATTCGATCAATCAGTCTAAGAAAAATCTAATGGACCAAGATCCATATTCTGTGAGTAGGTATCCATCTTGGATTATTAATAAGTGTCTATCTTCTTTCACCGACTGCATTTTGTTCGTCAATGAGATGAATATGCATCCTCATTTGGATAATAAGATGCAATACGATTTTTATATAAATAGTCTGAGACCTAGGAGACGTTTCTCTCCATGGACTAAAAAAGAGTCTATTGAATATCTTGATGAAGTCAAAGAGTATTATGGTATTACATATACTAAGGCTCTAGAGGCAATCAGGATTTTATCGCAAGACCAACTTGAACAAATAAGAAAAATCGTTAACAAAGGTGGAAAAGATGAGCGTTGATACTGAAATCCAGTGGAAGCAATCTGACATGATTGAAGTGGTCTTGAACGAACCTGATGACTTCCTGAAAGTAAGAGAGACACTAACACGCATTGGTGTCGCTTCGAGAAAAGAAAGAAAACTATATCAGTCTTGCCATATCTTGCACAAGCAAGGCAAGTATTATATTGTTCACTTCAAGGAACTGTTTGCCTTGGATGGAAAGCATACTAATATCACAGACAATGATATTCAGAGACGCAATCGCATCTCTCAGTTGCTGTGTGATTGGGGACTACTGCAGATTGTATCTACAGAGAAAGTGGAGACGCTCGCTCCATTGAATCAAATTAAAGTTATCTCATTTAAAGAGAAAGGTGAGTGGACTTTAGAATCAAAATACAATATTGGTAAGAAAAAAAGTCAGTAAACCGTAATAATGATGGGGGTTTTCACGACCCCCATTTTTTATGTTGCGATTATAATTATTAGTGTGAGAGTTGACGGGGCGTAATGCCCCCCTCTTACGCCAGGATGCCTTCGGGGTCCTATGTAAACGTCGCTTAGTAAAGGACATGGTACAATTTAACACATACACACCTTTTTCATTAGGATTTGATGAAACATTCAGCAGACTTGAAGCTCTTGCGGGAGCAGGAACTAGTTATCCGCCATACAATGTTATTGCTGGAAGTGATGGTAGAACCACTTTGGAAGTCGCTCTTGCAGGATTTTGCAGATCAGATCTCGAAGTTACCACCGAACGAAATGTTCTAACCGTCAGTGCAAAGAAAGCACCAGAAGATAAAGAAAGAAACTACGCACACAGAGGAATTTCATACAGAACATTCTCTCGTAACTGGCAGATGGCTGATGATGTAGAAGTTGAGAGCGTAGACTTTACTGATGGTTTGCTATCAATCACCCTCAAAAAAGAACTACCAGAGAAGCAGAAGCGTAAAGTTTGGTTTGGAGAAAGTTGACCAACTAGTTCTTTTTTAGTATAATGTGATGGGTTCTGTGAAGTTATGAGTATCAAAGTTTGTGTTCTAGCAGACAGTGAGAGAGTCATCTGCGATTTTTATGAGGTTAGAGATTCGTTCCGTAAAACAATCGGATACGCCATGATCAATCCTCAAATTGTTGGTATCTCTAAAGTTAGACCATCAACAATGTCTAACTCACCTACTCCTGAACCGACCTTTTCGGTAACCATGACTTCATGGAACCCATTTGCAAAAACACAGTTCTTCAAAATTAATTTGCAAGACGTGTTATGCATTAACGATCCAACCGATGATATCGCTAAGATATATAAGGAGCAATATTATCTGGAAGACTTTCTAGATAACAACATTACGGATGAAACCCTAGAGATTATCAATTATGACAATTCAAATCGTTAGTATGAAGTACACTGGTCAGTATGTTATTGCTGACGTTGGTGAGGTGTACCAAAGTGAGGAGCAATCAAAGGAAGAAGGTTCACGCCCAATGTGTCTCTCTTTCACATGTCCATATTCTCTAGTCATTGAAGATGAGAATAATGAAGGATACAATGTGAGGTTTACTAAGTGGAATCCTTTTACTGATGAGAAACAGTATCATGTTGGGTTTGATTTGGTCGGCATGATTCATGCTCCAAAGCAAGCAATTCTTGAAGCATACAAGCAGAAAGTTGCTGTTGATGCTCCTAAAGATAGTCAGCAACTAGCAGTTGACCCATCTCTCCAACCAAACTTCAATAAAGAAGAAATGAACATTGCTTTTGGAGACCCTGATGCTGATGCTGAACTTCCCCCTGCACCAGAGTTCACTGCTGAAACTGAAGTAAACCTGACTCCTGTTGAAAATGAAGAAACTGTTGAATCTGTGTGATGAGTGGATCGTAGCAGAGGTTGAGGCAGTAGAGGATGCAGTTCTTGGGGAACCTGACTGCATCCTTATCAATCCTGTTACCCTAGACGGACAACAGTGGCCACCTTATTCACTGGACACCGAGGTGGCTGTCCGTTCTTCTGATATAATGGTTATGGTCAACCCACGGGATGACGTTCTGAAGACGAATCTTACTGAATGAAGTTTTATACAAACGTTGAACAAGCAGGGAACCGCATCCTTGTGCGTGGATATGAGAACGGGGTAGCGTTCAAAGACGAGGTTAAGTATAGCCCGACTTTGTACCTACCCACTTCTAATTATTCCGAGTGGCGGACCCTTGAGGGAGACTGCGTTGCTCCCATGAGGCAGGGTACTATCTCTGATGCTAAGGAAACTGTGAATAGGTATCGCGAGTGTTCCAACACTGATGTGTATGGTAACACTCGTTATTTGTATCAATACATCGCAGAAGAATATGATGAAGATAGAGTCCAGTTTGACTCTAAGCAGATTCGTGTGTTCAACATTGATATTGAAACTGCTGCTGAGAATGGATTCCCTGATATCGAAAATACTGATCAGGAGATCCTAGCAATCAGTCTTAAAGATTCTCACACTGGTCGCATGATTGTATTCGGTGCTCGCCCATTTAATAACACCGACACTAATGTTGACTACATGCACTTCAGAACTGAACAAGGAATGCTTTCTGCTTTCCTTGAGTATTGGATGCAAAATTACCCTGACGTTATTACTGGTTGGAATGTACAGCTTTTTGATATTCCCTATATTGCTGGGCGTATTGCTCGGGTTATTGGTGAAAAAGAGTCTCGGTTACTTAGCCCGTGGCGTCTTATTTCTAGACGAGAAATTTTCATCAAAGGACGAAAGCAAATTGCCTACGATCTTCCAGGGATTGCTACTCTGGATTACTTGGAACTATACAAAAAGTTCACCTACACAAACCAAGAATCATATCGACTTGACCACATCTGCTCAGTTGAACTCGGAGAGAAAAAACTAGATCACTCTGAGTACGATACTTTCAAAGAGTTCTACGAAAACGACTGGCAGAAGTTCATCGAGTACAACATCCATGACGTTCGTCTTGTGGACAAACTTGATGACAAGATGAAGTTGATTGAACTTGCGTTTACTATGGCTTATGATGCTAAGGTGAATTATGAAGATGTGTTTTCACAGGTTCGCATGTGGGATAACTATATCTACGTGGAACTTCTAAAGAGGAAGATTGCTATTCCTCCTAAGAAAGAGTCTGTGAAGAACGCCAAGTACGCGGGGGCATATGTTAAAGAGCCGACACCTGGATTCTATGATTGGGTTGTGTCTTTTGACCTTAATAGTCTCTACCCTCACCTTATTATGCAGTACAATATCTCGCCAGAAACACTCCAAGATACCAGACATCCATCAGCAACCGTTGATAAGATTCTTAATAAACAGATAGAAGTATCTGGTCAGTATGCTGTGTGCGCCAACGGAGCACAGTATAGGAAGGACACACAAGGATTCCTTCCCATGATGATGAAGAAGATGTATGACGAACGAGTCATCTTCAAGAAGAAGATGATTGAAGCAAAGAAACAGTATGAGAAAACTCCTACTGTTGAACTGATGAAGGAGATTGCGAGATGTAACAATATTCAGATGGCGAAGAAGATCTCTTTGAACTCTGCTTATGGTGCTATCGGTAATGAACACTTCCGTTATTACAAGTTGGCGAACGCTGAGGCAATCACTTTGTCTGGTCAAGTCTCAATTCGTTGGATTGAGAACAAGATGAATGGATATCTAAATAAACTGCTCTCTACAGAGGAGGTGGATTATGTTATCGCAAGTGATACAGATTCGATCTATCTTAATCTTGGACCTCTTGTTGATAAATTTTTTGGTAATAAGTCTAGCGACAAAGCAGCAGTTGTTACCATACTTGACAAGATCTGCCAAGAGAAACTGGAACCTTTTATTGAACGTTCATATCAAGAACTTGCGGATTACGTTTCGGCGTATGACCAGAAGATGCAAATGAAACGTGAGAACATTGCTGATCGTGGTATTTGGACTGCGAAGAAGCGATACATTCTCAACGTGTGGGATAGTGAAGGAGTCCGCTACAAAGAACCTAAGATGAAAATCATGGGTCTTGAAACTGCTCGCTCTTCTACACCTGCATACTTCAGAGACAAACTTTATGAAGCGTTCAAGATCATCATCTCTAAAACAAATGATGATCTAATTGATTTCATTGAGAAGATCAAACAGGATACTAAAAGTCAACACTACAGTGATGTTGCTTTCCCTCGTGGAGTCAACGGTCTAGATAAGTATCGAAATAGATCTACAATCTATTCAAAAGGAACTCCTATTCATGTGCGTGGAGCACTCTTGTACAACCACTATCTTAAGAAGCACAAGATCGCTCACAAGCACCAGAATATTCAGGAGGGAGAAAAGATCAAGTTCATTTATCTTGCTGTTCCAAACCCTATCATGGAAGACTGCATTTCTTTCTTCGGTGAGATTCCAAAGGAGTTTGGTATTGAGAAGTATGTGGACTATAGGAAGCAGTTCGAGAAGTCGTTCTTGAAACCGCTTGAGAATGTGTTAGAATGTATTGGATGGACAAGTAAAAAGGTCGTCACTATTGGGAGTTTTTTCTCATGAGTAAGAAGATCTTTGTTGTAACATGGACCAATCATTTGGTTGGTCAAGTAGGATCGGAGGACATTAAGTGCTTCGAGGACTACAACACTGCGCTCGGATTCGCTAAGCTAATGCGGGACCAGTATAATTATGTAAATTTCTATGAGGAGACGGTTGATCAATGGGATTCTTAGACACTGTACTTAAGGATGTAGGAAATGAGTACGCCGCTAGAGTTAGTGATGGCGTTGCTGCAGGTGACGTTGCTGGTTATGTTGATACTGGGTCTTATATCTTTAACGCCCTGGTTAGTGGTTCGATTTACGGAGGTCTTCCTTCCAATAAAGTTACTGCCTTGGCTGGAGAATCGAGCACGGGCAAGACTTTCTTTGCTCTTTCTGTGGTTCGTAATTTCCTTGACGCTAATCCAGACGGCGGCGTCATGTATTTTGAATCTGAGTCCGCCATTTCTCAGGAGATGATTGTGAGCAGGGGCATTGATCCAAAACGGATGTACATCTTCCCTGTCGCTACTATTGAAGAGTTCAGGACTCAGGCATGTAGGATCCTTGATAACGTCATGAAGGAACCTAAAGAGGAGCGCAAACCCATGATGTTTGTGCTAGACTCTCTTGGTATGCTTTCCACCACCAAGGAGATGCAGGACGTTGCTAACGATAAGCAGGTTCGAGACATGACCAAGAGTCAGTTGATCAAGGGTGCTTTCCGTGTGCTTACCCTCAAAATGGGACAGGCAGGTGTGCCTCTGCTGGTCACCAACCATACATATGATGTGATCGGTTCCTATGTCCCTACAAAGGAGATGGGAGGCGGCACAGGTCTGAAGTATGCTGCTTCTACTATCATCTACCTCAGCAAGTCTAAGGAGCGTGATAGCAAGAAAGAGGTGGTGGGTAACATCATCAAATGCGAGGCGAAGAAGTCTCGTCTAACCATCGAAGGGAGTAAAGTTGCAACACGTCTATTTTTTGACGAGCGTGGACTGGACAAGTATTACGGACTACTGGAACTGGGTATCGATCACGGAATCTTCAAGAAGAACGGTAATCGGATCCTTGTTGGGGAATCTTCCGTTTATCCTTCTGCTGTATTGGCTGATCCCGAAAAATACTTCACGCCCGAAGTGATGGAAAAACTTGACGAAGCAGCAAAGAAGGAGTTTAGTTATGGTAGCTGAGAGGATTGAAGAGACTATCCTCCGCAATCTATTGTGCAATGAGGAATACTACAGAAAGGTAACCCCTCATCTCTCTGTTGATTATTTTGAGAGTCCAGTCGATAGAACCATATATGAAGAGATCCATGAGTTCTCTACCAAGTATGATAAACTTCCTACCCAGGAAGTTCTTCGCATCAATTTAGGACAGCGTAATGATTTATCTGAAGAGATTTATAAAGATGCTATCTCGCGTATTGCGGGGTTTAGTCAGGAGTGGGTTGACCAGGACTGGCTTGTTGACTCGACGGAAAAGTGGTGTCAAGATAGAGCAATCTACAACGCCCTACTACAGTCGGTCAAGATCGCAGATGGAGGCGATCCGAAACTATCAAAGGATGCGATCCCAAGTATCCTACAAGAAGCCCTATCAGTATCGTTCGACGAACACATAGGACACGATTATATTGAATCAGCACAAGAGCGATATGAGTATTATCACAAAGATGAAGAGAAGGTCCCCTTTGATCTTGAGAAGTTCAACTACATTACCAAAGGTGGTCTCCCTAACAAGACTCTCAATGTCGCTCTTGCTGGAACGGGTGTCGGCAAGTCTCTATTCATGTGCCACTGCGCTAGTGCCTCACTCATGTCGGGGCGCAACGTACTCTACATCACATGTGAGATGGCAGAGGAGAAGATTGCTGAACGAATTGACGCGAACTGTCTCAATGTAAACATTAAGGATATTGTTGAACTACCTCAAGTAATCTTCAAATCTAAGATCGGTGACTTGCAAAGGAAGACGAAGGGTAAACTAATCATCAAAGAATATCCTACTGCCTCTGCACACGCAGGACATTTCAAGGCACTTCTTAATGATTTGAGGTTGAAAAAAGCGTTCAAACCTGATATAATCTTTATTGATTACCTTAACATTTGCGCTAGTGTCCGATACAAAGGACACATTGTAAACTCTTACACGTATGTTAAGGCAATTGCTGAAGAACTCAGAGGTCTTGCCGTTGAGTTCGATGTACCCATTGTCTCTGCAACGCAAACTACAAGGTCTGGATTCGGTAGCACAGATGTTGATTTGACGGATACTTCTGAAAGTTTTGGTCTCCCTGCAACCGCCGACCTTATGTTTGCGCTCATCTCCACTGAAGAACTGGAGCAAGAGGGCAGGATTATGGTCAAACAATTGAAGAATCGATACAATGATCCAACCTCTAACCGCAAGTTCTTGGTTGGTATCGATAGAGCAAAGATGAAACTGTTTGATGTAGCAGAATCTGCTAACGAAGTCATCACCGATAAGGAAGAAGAGGACGTAGCAGAAGCATTTGATCACGTCAAGCAAAATCAAGCACGACTATCTAAGTTTGCGGAATGGAATTACTAGACTATGCTAAGAAGTATAGACTCCCAGAAGGATTCCTAGATCTATCAATACATCTTGAACAAGATGATTGGACACCACACTCGTGGTATACTCATAAAGGGAAAAACAAAGAGGACAATGATCCTCTAAACAATAGAGTGGTTGACGCTGATGTACGTGAGCACTTCTATCCAGTTTTCTGGGACATGATTTCTAGGTATGAGGAAGAGTGTTCTGGGTTTGATCTTGTATCACATATGAGTGGTGTAAGGTTGAACTATTACCCAGAAGGTACATCAATGCGTAAACACGCAGACCTGATCTACTCTATTTTTGAGGACGTTCCAGTCGAAAGGAGAGGACTTCCTCTCCTAAGCATCGTGGGTGAGATCAGCACTGATGCTTATACAGGCGGTGAATTTTATCTTTGTGGGCAAGACATGCAGTTGACCCCAGGAGATGTTATAATATTCCCGTCAACCTTCATGTACACGCATGAAGTCAAACCAGTCAAGACTGGGACTAGAACCAGTTTTGTAACATGGGCATGGTAACTTTACTTTCTTAAATTATGACCGCTATTGTAGACAACACCGTTGATTACGACAAGTATCTTGCATTCGTCGATTCTACTACCAGTTTTCCTTCCAAGGATACTGATGAGTTTATTGCACGAGTTCAAGATCTGCAAAGCAAAGGTGTAAATATTGAGCGTCTTCTGACTGCTGCTGTTGGTATTACTGCTGAGGGTGGTGAGTTCACTGAGATTGTGAAGAAGATTGCTTTCCAAGGTAAAGAACTTACTGATGAGAGCAAGACTCACATGGTCAAAGAAATGGGAGATGTGTTCTGGTATCTGGCGCAAGCATGTCTTGCACTGGGAGTTGATTTTCAGACTGTTGTTGTTACGAACATGATCAAACTTGCTGCACGTTATCCTGAAGGCACGTTTGATATCTACTATTCTGAGAATCGGAAAGAAGGAGATATCTAAATAATATTGGAATGTTTGTGTACCCTCCACTAAATAAGTGGGGGGTTTTCTTTTATGGGCATTAGCGAATTTAAAAAAGCAAGCAATGGTCTTCACTATTGGAAAACTTTTGCTGCAAAGATTCAAAACGGTGTTGCTCTTCTCACCAAAGAAGGACATGTTACGATAGACAAGACTGATAAGCGTTGGGGATTTTTAAAAACTAGTAATAGGTTTGATGCCAATGCTGAAGTTGGTATGGAACAATTTAAGAAAGGCAGAGGATATTCTTTCCCTAAACTTGGTGGTGGTGAAGTTACACTGGGTGCAATCCTCAAGGCAAATGTAAGCGTAGGAAGTCCTAGAAAGAAGTATAACCTCGGAAACGTAGCAGAAGGTGTTCTTGCTTTTGCTATTGCTGCGAGATTTTTAAATAAGAATAGAAGAATTGCAGAGAGAGATCTTGTTAAGGTTTTGAATGAAGTTAAACCTACACGATCTGGAACTGCGTCGGGCAAAATATTTCAGTCAGCAAATGCTCCTCATCCTAAGATGAAAAAAACTTTGTTTGATGATGTGAAGGTAGTTGTAAACCTTACAGCAGCAAACATGGATATGTTGTTTACAAGTGACCCTGATGAGTATGAGGTTTTGAGAGAACTCATGCCGTCATGTATTGCTTATGCAAACTCACAAGAGATCAATACTGCGGCACTATTGATGTACCGAAATGGGAAGAAAGATTATATTGATGTGATTGCTGATGGTATTGGTGATGAGACAGGAACAAAGGTTGATGTAAATCTCATTATCAATAACTCCAGGAACATTTCTATCCCTGGTAGTACAAATGGTACTCAACTAAGATTGACTCAGATTTCATTGAAGAGGGATGTAGATCAGTTTGCTCAGGTTGGTGGTTGGACTATGGATAAGACTGATGAATTGTGGGGAAAGATTCTCGGTATTAAACCTTCCACATCTGGAGCAGTACAACAGATCTATGCTGACTCTGCTGAAATGAAGGGAACTACAGAGGAAGTTGCTGCTGAAACTATGAGGAAAGTCTATACATGGGCTCATCAACAACTGGGAAGCAAGTTTAGAAACAAAGTGTGGTTGGAAGAGTTTGTTGAGGTGTTAGATAATTTTGCAACCTATAAAGAAGAGAATGTAGCACTGGTTGAGATCAAAGGAGACACGTTCCATAGATATGATTTCAAAAAGTTAAAGGTCGCTCTTGTAGGGTTTCCTGAGGCAGACGTTCCTGCTAATCTTACTTTAAGTTCTGAGTACATCGTTGGCGCTAGCGGTCTGCCCACAGTTAGAATCTCTGGAACTAACAAGAATGATAATAAAAAGTATGAGTTAGTGCAGTTCCGATTCAAGATGGAAAAAGGAACTGGTGGTGTTCCTAAAGCGATCCGTAATTATGTTGAAAAACGTTCTGGTCTGGAGGACTACATCGGATGAGCAAGAACACTCACTTAGAGCACTTAGAAGATAGTATCCTTCTTGATGGAAAGGATGGTATTACTGATGCGTTTAAATTTTTAGATCTGTTAGCGAAGACATTTACCACTGGCGGATCTAATGCATTCAAGATTACCACAAAGTGGGATGGAGCACCCGCTATATTTTGTGGTATCTATCCTGGTACAGACAATTTCTTTGTCGGAACTAAATCTGTATTCAATAAAGATGCAAAGATTAACTACACCGACTCTGATATTGAAAGAAATCATGGTCATGCTGCAGGACTTGTCGAGAAATTAAAGGCATCACTTAAGCATCTTCCAGAACTTGGTATTACAGGAGTCGCTCAAGGCGATCTTTTGTTTACCACTGATAAAAGGCAAAGAATAATTGATGGTAAAAACTGTATTACGTTTCAACCTAATACCATTACATATGCTATTCCAGAAGATAGTGATCTTTACGAGAAAGCAAGAAAAGCAAAACTCGGTGTTGTATTTCATACATCATATACTGGTAAAGATGTAAGCACGATGAATGCTTCTTTTGGATTTGATGTTAGTAAGCTTAAAATTTCTGATGATGTTCTAGTTCTTAGTGCAGAGACAGGAACACTAGGTAATGATACGCTTCTTACGAAAGCAGAGAAGACTAAGTTAGGACAATTAAGAACTAAGGCACCAGCGATGGTACGTAATGCAGGTTCATTCTTAGATGAGGTAGCAGAACAGATTGTTGCTAAAGATCAATTGACTATTGGACCAAGATTGAAGATTTTTTTTAATGCTTATGTCCGTCAAGGAAAAACTGTTCCTTCGCCTGATATTTTCTATAGAGAATTTACAAAGTATTTTGAGACTGAGTGTCAGAAGGCAGTAGATAAAGTTAAGACTCCTAAGGCAAAGGCAACTAAACTCAAGAAAATGTTTGATGGACTTGAGTTCATTGAAAATAACAAGAGTGCTTTGAATAGCACTGTTCAACTATATAAGTTGTTGCAGGAAGCAAAGTTAGTATTCATCCGCAAACTTGAGAAGGGTGAGAAGATCGGTACTTATCTCAAGACTGAAGGTGGATATGAGGTCACAGCACCTGAAGGTTATGTTGCTATCAGTGAAGGCACTAATGCTGTGAAGTTGGTAGATCGTTTGTCGTTTAGTGTAGCAAACTTTAACGTATCTAAAGACTGGGTATCTGGAGATAAATGAAACGAGTAGTATTTGCTTGGGGTAGATTTAACCCACCGACAATTGGACATGAAAAACTTCTGCTAGCAGTTAAAAATATTGCTGGTCAGGATGATTTCTTTATCTACCCTACACATACACAGGATAAGAAGAAGAATCCTCTAGATTCTAAAACTAAGTCAGATGTAATGAAGAAAATGTTTCCTACAATGAATAGGAACATCATTTACGATCCTCACATCAAAACTATCATCCAGGCATTACAGCAGTTGCAAGGAACATATCATGACTGCGTGCTTGTTTGCGGATCAGATCGTGTGCAATCATACGATAAAATGATTAGTAAGTATAATGGCATTGAATATACATTCAGAAATTTAGAGGTAGTATCTGCTGGTGAAAGAGATCC